GTTCTGCGGTATTGCAAGGTCACGATCCGCACCCTGTTTGTCGGCTCTGGATTGCGGTTGTCTATGGTCTCGGCCAGCTTATCCCGGTATTTCGGATAGCGCTTATATAGCTGGTAGAGATCCATGTAATCTTCGTGGAAAAGATAGCGGCAATCGCTCATGTCCCGCTGTCTGGTGGCCGGATCGACATACATATTGAGCGCGTCCACATACTCCGGGAGCGGTGTGCCTGTCGGGTAGTTAGGTGTCGGCTTGCGCGTGTTCCAGATGCACCTAATCCAACCTAAACCGCAGTATTTAGCGTCATAGAGCGCATCCTCATAGGCAGAGGTGAAGTCAAAGGCATCGTGAGCGTAGTTGACTTCCTGCTCCAGTATGTCTTGCGCCGGTGTCACCACCCCGGTATAGCCACGCAGGTCTATCTGCAAGTCCGAGCCTATGAGCATAGAGACCTGGAGCTTGATTATCTTCCACAGCCAGTTATCCCGGTATATCTTGCCTTTCCATTGCGGCAGACCCTGTATATTGCGGAGCGGGAGGTCGTTCTTGCGCAGGCGCAGGGCGTATTCGGCGTCAGCATCCCACCCGCAGGTAGCACGATAGCGTTTCGCCCGCTCAAACAGTTCTTTCCAGTCCGCGAGCTTAAACTCTTTGCGCTCTATGCGTTCATATTTCTTGGCGTAGTCGTTCATCCTATACCCTTCATAATGCCACCTCTATCTGTTGCGGTTCTGCCGCCGCTATCCTTGCCCTTGCTATGTCGCAATACTCCGCCTCGCGCTCAATGCCTATCCAATCAAAGCCCTCCAGCACGGCGGCGATGGCGGTTGTCCCGCTCCCCAAGAACGGGTCAAGCACCACCCCGTCAGGCGGGGTCACGAGCTTAATCAGGTATCGCATCAGGGCAAGGGGCTTGACTGTGGGGTGGTTGTTGCTGTCCCCCCGCTCCGCCTTGCTTGCCTTGGCGCAGTAGAAAAAGCGGGCTGCGGAGCCGGAGTCGTTGCCATAATTTCGCTCAATTATTCCGCCACCACCAGTAAGGCTATTGCCTGTTCCGTTTCCCCTCTTATGACCTTGATTTAATGCACTGCTTTTCGTCTCCGGAAACAACTCCAGCACCTCATCGCTCCCGTCGTGGATGAAGTTCGCGGGGAAACGGCCAAGACCGTCATAAACTGGTCTGTCATTGTTTTGTGGTGATGTCTTAAATCCAACATTGGATTTTTTTCCCTTGCCATAATTAGGAATATCGTTTGTCTTCACCCTGCACCCGTCAATATTTATCGCCCCCGTGCCCCATTTCAGCACATTGGCCGCAATGCTCGGCTCGGATATGGGCTTTCTGGCAACGCAGATCGGCTCGTGGGCCGGCTTCAGGGCTGTGCCGTAGCCTTCGTAGGGGCCGGAGCCCTTGGTGATGGAAACCTGTTTCCCCGTTTTCCCAATGCCAAATATAGAATCCCCGCTTGATGCGTCTGTTCCGCAGTTTTTGTTTATGCCCAAATCCGTTCGCTCATTTCCCTGCATCTTATCAATCGCCTTGCCAATATTCAGCGATTTTGGGAAACCTGACCCATAAACCCACATAATCTGGTCTCTAATCTCAAAGCCAGCGTCCTCAATGGCGCAGGTGATGCGGTGATAGGTGCGACTTCCGGCAAAGGACAGCAGATGACCGCCGGGCTTCAGCACACGGAGGCACTCAAGCCAGATGTCTACGCTTGGGACATCATAATCCCATTTCTTACCCATAAAGCTCAGGCCATAGGGCGGGTCGGTGACAACGCTGTCCACGCTGTTGTCGGGCAGATTGCGCAGAGCTTCGAGGCAATCAGAGTGTATCAGCATTAAAGTATCGCCTCCAAAGCGTCCTCTGTGGTCTGTGTCTTGGGCTGTTGCTTCTTCAGATACGGCATCGGCATTGTCTCAGCGACAACCAGACCTATGCCAAAACTCATCACCCTATCGTCTTTCTTGCCCTCGACAGCGTTCCAAGACGTTTTCCCGGTCTTGGTCTGGGTGACGATATAGGTTTTCAATTCATCCACCAGTCCCCGGTCGTTGAACGCCTGACGCTTGACAGGCCACTCATTCACGAACTGGCGCAGGTGATCCACTATGCTCTGCTTGGTTGAGCGGTTGGTGTGGAATCCAACACGGGTGGTCTCGCGCTTGGACTGGTCGTCTATCACCTTTCTGCGATAGACATTGGCATCCGGGTGCTGGCGCAGCATCAGGTCAACCACGGTATTGCCGAACTCGTCTGTCTCGCTCTCAGCTACATTGATCTCAATGGCTATCATGGCGTTGTGATACCATTGCGACAAGACATACAGATATTCGACATACTCGTAAGCGTCAAAGTGGCCGTGTATTGCGGCTACGGTCTCGCCCGTCACCCTGTCCCGGACATAAGCGCTGTCGTAGTCCGCACCCTCCCAGGTTCCGCCTGTATCGGCGGAGATGCAGTAGCGGTGATGCCAAGCGTCCTCAACGGGGTATTGCCATACTTTAAGCCAGCCCCGGTCATCCTCAGACAGCACAATCTCGTTGCCCTCGATGTGGCCGGTGGCGATGGGTGCGAGAGCGTGTTTCTCCATTGCACTCAAGATTTGTTGGTCAAACACGGGATAGCCTGAGCCTTGAAAACACTCGTCAAGTGTGGCCGGGTATTCCTGCATGAATTTGTGGATGTCGCCACCGCATAGGCTGGTGATGGCATAGCGCCGCCAGTTCAACTGCTCAAGCGTCAGGTGGTATTCGTCCCGGTAGTAGCACTCATCCCCAAACTCGCCATTGAATTGCGGCACCAATGGCTTATCCAGCGGCAGGCTGTATTCCGGGTTCTCAAACCAGGGGATAAAGAAAAGCTGATAGTCGCCACGTCCGGCCTGCGCGTCCATACAGCGATTGTAAAAGTAATTGCCGATCCCGTTCCCGGTGCTTTCCATTATCACCATTGTGCCCGGCAGGTTCGGGACTGTCTGCAATACGCCAAGCATCACGTTCTCAGCGTCGGTGTAGTAGGCTGTCTCGGATGAGTGGAACAGGTGATAGGTGCCGGAACGCCCAGTGGTGCCGATCTCTATTTTGGAGTTGTTCTCCGAAAATGCAATCTCAAAAGCGTTGCGGCGGTGGGTCTCGGTGCGCAGCCAGGGCTTCATCTGGTCGTGCATGAGCTTGGACATTTCGAATATGTTGGCGGCGTGTTCGCTCTTGTCTGCTACGATAATGGCGTTGACATTGGGCTTAAATGCTGTTTTGCAGTAGATGATGGCCTCAGACAATGTGCTGATCCCGTGTTGTCTGGCTTTGGGTATCATAATGCGGACTGGCCTGCCTTGCTGCTCAGTTTCATAGATGAGATTCATTAGCCTGGTCTGCACCGCATTAGGCACGAGAGGTATCATCCGCATATCCTTGGTCTTAATTTTAATAAGACCATCAAGGATCGGACCACGCCAGTCATAATCGTAGGCATCACGAATTGTTTTTCTGCTGTTCGAGTCGCTCATCAATCTTTTTTAGCAGTTCTTTGGTTTCGGGATCTGATTCTTCTTTGTTCAAATTCTTGTTTTCAGAGCGGTCAACCATCGCGCCCGTGAGCCGCAATATCTCTCTCGCCGCCGCCACCCTTGCGCTCTCCGACGCCCCCGGGTCCTCCATTATGTTTTTTAAAGTTTCCACAGCAGGCCAGATAAGAAAACTAAAATCTTGTGCCACATCGCCCTGCAATTCACTGATGCGCTCACGTATGTAAAGTTTCTGCATATTTTGCCAACCGATTATTCCGCAGGTGTCCGCGCTATACCCTGCACGAAGGGCGGCATCAGTCAGGCTTGCGCCGGCAGCCACCTCTTGGCAGAACTTTTCCTGTTTATCGGTCAGCGTTTTCTTGCTCATTACTTCCGATTCCTCTTTTCCCACTCCCTGGCCTGAGCTTCGTATATCCGGCGCTTGCAGTCCGGGCAGTAGAAGCGGTCATTGTCTTTGTGGCGTGGCATCCAGATAGACTTTCCACACCCCCCATCGCACGGCGCGCGGTGCAGATCAGCGTTTGGGTCGCTTCGTTTCGCCATTCTGGTCTTTCCCCTTGCTTGTGTAGTTCTGACAGATAAACTCAGGCCGTGCCGACACAGCTATGCCTTTCACCCACAGACAGACAGCGTTCGCCTCGCAGGTGTGGCAGCCTCGGCCTTCGTTTTTCTGGAGTGACGTGGTGTGATACATTAGTCGTTAGCAGGGTCTATGACGCAATACGCTATCCAGCCCCGGTCTTTCGCCATGTTGGCGGCGTGGAAAGTTGCGCAATCCTTGTCTGGGGCGTACATAAAGGTGTATCGAAATTCCGAGTTTCCCTTTAGGTAATACAGGACAAACTCCTCAGTTGGTGCTTGCTGT